GAGCCTTCCATAAGCCGCTAGGACTTCGTTACCGTACATAGCAGACGTGACACCAGCTGCACCAGAAACGCTGCTGAGCGTGATTACAGAGCCTCCTGCGTTGTCGTACACAAGGGGTTGAAACCCACGCTGAAAGAAGTAGATCTTGTCGTTAAAATCTACAAGCTTCCAGTTGTCTGCAGTGATGCTATATCCACCGGGAGTTTCGTCAACTAGTGTAGTCGTACCGCTAATGATCTTGTTATTACCAACAGAAAATATCTTAGTGTTACCAGCGTTGTCCTTGAACTCTTTAATAGATCGTAACGAGTCAGTACCTAGCACAGTCTTGTTTGTTGTTACGACAGTGTGGCCCTTACGTGCAGCAATACGACCACGTTTGTCAATCACGGCGTTGTCTGCAATTTCTGCAAACGACGGGTCTTGAGCCAACGGCGAATCTTCAGTGTTAACACCTTTAAACGCCGGAGCTACAAGATTGATACTTTGCAGTTGTTCAGCCATATTAAATAGTCCTAAATACCATCTCTTCAGGATGCTTTGCTGCGTCAATAGCAATAGCGTCAGACAAAAACTTATCAGCAATAGCAAAATATTCAGCAGTAGAAGTGCCTCCTGTCTCGCCACGTTCACGAGCCAACAAAGCAACAGCTAGGTGTACTACAGGCTGTGAAGGCACAAGAAGCGAGTCCGTATTAGCACTCAAGTCTGCCTGTCGCTTAATCACGTCAAACCGCAGGCTGTACACACCGTCTGGTGTTGGGCCTACAAGCACTTCTGTGTCACCACTAGAGTCTAGACCGTTGTAGGTGTAGTATCGTGGTGTGCCTTCTGCTGCACTGCTGATGTACAACTGTTCGTTAAACCAGTCTTTTGTCTGGTAGTCCATAAACAAGTTACTAGTGTCGTTTAGGACACACATGACTTTTACATTATCACCACCGCCAGTTAATGAGTAACTGTTGTCGGAAGCAGTAGTAGTTACAATAAGGGTTTCACGCAAAGCAGACCAGTCTGTTGCTTCTTCTACTAACTTCTTAGCATCATTAATAAAGTCACCCACCATCTTGACATAAGTTGTGCTAGTGACTGACGTGGTTTCTTCTTCGCGCAACCGACGTAGTACATTGTTCATTAGATTTAAATATGTCATGCTAGTTTCCTATTTGGATCGCCGGTAAACATGCCTTGATTTATTGGTTGAATCTGTGGTGTTGTTGTCTGTCTATCAATAAACTGATTAAGTTGTTGTAAAGCCGTTGGTTGTTGTTGTACGGGCCTAGCTTGAACAACTTGCTGTACTTGTCTAGGCTTCATTTGCTCTTCAAAAGGTTTAAACTCAAACTTGTCTTGGGCCATTGCAATTTCTTGCGCAGTCGGTTGGTTAGCTCCAAGACCAAACAAGCCTAATGTTGCTAACCCAAGTTGTTGCCCAAGCTGTCCAAAGCCTGTCTGAAGTTCTTCAGAGATTCCTTCAAAACCTTCAACAACGTCTGAACCTAAACCACCAATTGATCCTATAACACTTTCAATGTCAGTGCCTAAGACATCTGCAATACTTCCTAGTCCTGCTAACACTGAAGTCTCAAGGTCAGTAAGTTCACCACCCAAGCCAGAACCAATGCTTATTACAGCGTTTACAATGTCGTCTGTACTTACGTTTAGTTGGTCTGCTAAGTCTTCAATTCCGGTAGTAACCGCTGTTTCTAAACCAGAAATTTGACTACTGATTCCTGAAATACCACTAGCTACGTCAGCACCTAAACCCGTAATCGAACCGACAACACCAGTAATGTCTGTGTTAAAGCTGGTTGCTAGACCACTGAGGCCGTCAATAATTGACCTGTCAATGTCAGTCAGCTGGTCAGACGTTTTAACACTTAGATTAGATATGGCGTTTATAAGTTCATCTGTTGTTAACCCAAGTTGATCTGCTAGGTCATCAATACCACCTTGTACGCCAGTAAGCTGACCGCTAAGATTAGAGATACCTGAAACAACGTCGGTGCTTAAACCAGTAATTGATTCTAAAACACCGTCAATACCTAAACCAAAGTTTGTCCCTAAACCAGCAAGCCCAGCAATAACCGAAGTTTCTAAGTCAGACAGTTGGTCTGTAGTTCGTCCCTCAAGACCTTCCAAAACACCAATAAGTTGTTCTGTAGTTATTCCTAGTTGATCTGCAAGTCCGTCAATACCTTCTTGGACATTAGCAAATCCTGTCTCAATTTGACCGCCTAATGTAGTAATACCGCTAACAACGTCTTCACTTAGTCCTGAAATAGAACCAACAACACTAGACAAGTCTGTGTTAAATGAATTCGCTAACCCAGTTAAGCCAGCTAAGATGTTTCTTTCTGTTTCTGTCAGTTCTTCTGAAGACTTGGTGCTAAGGGCGTTTATAGCATTAACTAGTTCGTCTGAGGTAAGCCCTAGTTGTTCTGCTAATTCGTCAACACCAGCTTGGACTCCTGAGATTCCTTCAGCAAGAACATCAAACTCAGAACCCAAGGCACTTGTTATTTCTTCTACTGACAGGCCCGGAGGTATTCCTGCAATAATACGCTCAATATCAGCAACAGTTGCGCTTGGTGGAATATCAATTGCGCCTGCGATTTGGTCTAACTGTTCTTGTGTAAAGCCGTAGTTAGCCAATATTTCACGAATGTCGTCTGGACTTGCAATGTCTAGCCTAGAAAGCTCCTCGTTAAACAAGTCTCTCATTTCGTCAAGCGTAGGGGCTTCAGGAAGTCTGTCTACCAAAGAATCTAGAGCAGCTTGAATCTGCTCCATTGTAGCGCCTTCAGGAATAACAATAGCGTCCCTAAGTTGTTGTATTTGTTCTTCTGTAAACCCTTCAGGGAACGGGAAGTTAGCCAGTGCTTCGTCTATAAGATCACTAATATCGCCTACTACGCCTGTTCTAAACTCCTCCATAAACGAAGTAAACTGCTCGTTAGTAATTAAGTCAGCGTTGTTTAGAGCATTGATAATGTCTTCTGGACTAGCAATGTTTGCATTAGAAATAGCTTCGATAAAGTCTTCTGGTGTACCATAAGGCAAGTTAGCCAAAGCAGCAGCTAGTTGTTCCGGAGTTAGTACACCTGCCATGGCTTCAGTAAACTGATCGGTAGTCAACAGACCTGCGTCAGTTAACAACTGAGAAACAGTGCTTTCAATTTGCTCAAGAGATACGTCATTCAACTCTGGGAAAGCGCTTCTAATTTGTTCTAAAGTAGGTAGATCAGTCACACCAAGAGCGTTTATAGCATTAATAATTTCTTGTGTAGTAACTTCGTTGTCTTCTCTAATCTGTTCTACAACGTCTTGGAACATCTCTTCAGTAATACCGGGCTGGTCTTCTTCAAGACCTGTGGCTTCTTGAGTTGTGTCTGTAAGTATGTCTTCTTCTGGTTCTGTAGTTTCAGTTTCTTCTATTTCTTGCTCATAATATTCAATTTGTCGTTGAATGTCTGCTCTTGCGTCAGGGTCAGTAGTTATTTCAAGAAGCTCTCTAAATTGATTTAATATAGTCAGTGCATCAGCAGTAGTGTTTAAGTTTCCGGAAACAACAGCCCCCATTGGACCTGTTCCGCTTCCGGCAGTAGATGCTCCAGCAAGAAAGTTAACAACAGTTTGAGTTACTGATCCTTGTGTATTATAAGCGTTTGTTGCGGCCTCTATAATATTATCAAGAAACTCAGGGGTTTGTAAACCTTCTCTCCAAAACTCAACAACTAAACCTACAGAATCACGAAGAACCGGACTTCCAAACGCTCCTTCAGAAGCAAATTGTAAAAAGTTTTCAACACTTAAGGTTCCGCCGTTTGGCATTAAAATCCTATTTAAAGTGCCTATTAAATTTCCTTCGGCGTCATACTCATCTACTATTTTAAATAAAGTACCGTCTTCTAAACTTATCCACCTTTGTTCTGAGGTGTATTCACTTACAGAGTCTACCAGTTGGTCTAAAACACCAGTTTCTCTAATTTGTTTTAAAGCCTCTGCTCCTAGTCCAGCAGTTATAGCCGACTCTAAGGCTTCTCCAAAGTCTACATCACCAGTCATTACAAGCTGGGTAGCTGCATTAGAAATTCCTTGCGCTGCTCCTGTAGCAATAGATGAATTCCACCCAAGCCCTGCTATTTGATTAGACCCTGCAGGAACTGTTGTAGGAGCCGCAAAAAACTCAGATAAAGCACCGCCCATGTAATAACCCATGGCCGCAACAATACCTGCTTTCACGTAGTCACCTACGCCCATTTGCTCCTGTTTAACTGTCTTTACATAGGCAGAGCCGTTCCACTCGTACTTGTCGCCGTCACTGTTATAAAATATTGAGTTAACGCCGTACTTACTAAGAAGAGCTTGGTTTTCGTCTGAGTTAACCCAACGATCATAAGCAGACGACTGCTCTTGCATTCGTTGAGCATAAGCTTCTGTGTAAGCATCTTGGTCATTGTCGGTGTATTGAGTTAGATCCTCGCCTTCAAGAAGCATTAACTGATCTTCAGTCAATGATCCAGTGTACTCGTCCCAGCTGCCTACATCATAGTCTCCGGATTGAATCAACTGCTCACGCTCAGTCATATAAGCTAGGTAGTTGTTGAAGTCACCAAACGCTTCCCGAAGCATGCCAGAGCCTTCTTCGTTAAAGTACTCTTGTAGTTCAGCTTGGGTTACTTGGGTTGCTTCTCCCCTACTATACAAAGCATTAGGGTTAGCGTCACCTAATTCAACGCCTTTAAAAAGTGTAAACGTAGTTACGCCTTCAGGCTCAGGCTCAGGCTCAGGCTCTGGCTCTGGCTCTGGTGCTGGTGTAGGAGTGTCAGTCCCTGTTTCTTCTGTTGTTCCACCTACAGGTCCACCGTCTGGATCAAACGGTCCAGTTTCTCCGGGCTGTGTCTTTGTGGGGTCAGAAGTGGTAGTGCCAACAGGCCCTGTTTCTTTAGTAGTAGGCGCAGGCTTTGTAAGCATACCATCGCCAGTACCAACAGGTTCAGACGTAACAGTGCCACCGCCACCGCTGCTTCTGATGTAATCAGTAGCTGCAGTTAACGAAGGAAATTCTAGTGTACCTACAAAATATGCCATTTACTTTTCCCTCGATACGCCCTTGGTTTTTTCATAAGAGCGCATAGCACCAAGACCAAGCATACCCATCAGTACAGGCATCATAGTCTCTAGGTCAATGAGTGGTATAGTGACTT